ATATTGAGCAGATCAACCTTAAAGTCCGGGCGAATCTTGACAAAGACAAGGCCGAAGAAGACGCAAAGGTTTACCGCGAGCAATATCGCGAGTTAGATCTTGTTATTGATGGTATTCGCAAGCAAAAAACGGACTTGCTCACAAATGCAGACTTACCGCTTCCGGGCTTATCCGTTGACGATGGCGAGCTATTATACCTTGGTCAACGCTGGGATAATATGTCCGGATCGCAACAATTACAAGTGGCAACGGCTATCGTCCGCAAGCTCAAGCCAGATTGTGGCTTTGTCTTAATTGACAAACTCGAGCAGATGGACCAGATCACCCTCGCAGAATTCGGGTCGTGGCTCGAAAACGAGGGCTTACAAGCTATCGCAACGCGTGTATCGACAGGCGGAGAATGTTCCGTCATTATCGAAGACGGGTACAGTGTTAAACCCGATAGCTTTGAGAATGGGCTCACGAACGGGGCAATGAATGGCGCACAAGAGACAGTCGCGCCAACTTGGCAAAATGGCTTTTAAAAGAAAGAAGGAAAAATCATGAAAAAAACAGAAAAATTTATCGTTATTCGTAGCACAGAATCAGGTCAATTCTTAGTAAAATATGAAAGCAACCCCGGCGCGTTCACTTATAGCTCAACGTGGAGCGAAGACGTGCAAGACGCTGCAACAAACGCGTTAAAATCACTAGAGCGTAACGAAGGCAAAGTAGAAAAAGTGGCCGAAGCACTCGGAGGCGAAGTGCTTATCGTAAATGCAACGTATGAACTTGAAACGTTGGACGGCAACGAACCGAAAGATCTCACTGAAGAGATCGAAAAGGCAAAGCGCCAACATTTCGAAAACTTTCTTCATGGGCTCTTGAGTGACAACGACGAGGGGGAATAAAAAAATGCAAATTACAAGAGGAAGGAAGGCACGGGCTCAGAAAGTCGTGATCTATGGCCCGGAAGGGATCGGAAAGTCTAGCTTTGCAAGTCAATTCCCGGATCCGGTTTTCATCGATACCGAGGGATCAACCGATAATATGGACGTAGCCCGTATGGATAAGCCCACTAGTTGGGCAATGCTCAAGAATGAGATCTCGTTTATCAAGGCGAACCCGGGCGCGTGTAAAACGCTAGTTATTGATACGATCGATTGGGCAGAACAACTCGCGGTCGATTATGTATGCTCCCAGCACCAGAAAAACGGGATCGAAGATTTCGGCTGGGGCAAGGGCTATACATACGTACAAGAAGAGATCGGGCGTCTATTGAATAGCTTGTCAGAGCTTGTGGACAACGGAATCAATGTTATTTTAACAGCTCACGCACAAATTAAGAAATTCGAACAGCCGGACGAGATGGGATCTTATGACCGATACGAATTAAAGCTCGGGCAAAAGACCAGCTCAAAGACGGCCCCACTGGTCAAGGAATGGGCCGACATGGTGCTCTTTGCGAATTATAAGACAATCGTCATGACGACGGACACCGGCAAGAAAAAAGCCCAAGGGGGCGAACGTGTCATGTACACGAATCATCGCCCATCGTGGGACGCGAAAAACCGGCACGGCTTACCAGATCAGCTCCCGTTTACATTTGATAGCGTGGCTCATATCTTCAACGCACCGGCTCCCGTACCAACTGAGCAACCGGCGCCAGCTACACAACCAGAGCCACAGCCACAAGCGACACCGGAGCAGCCGAAGCAAAACATTAACGAGCAACTGGCAGAGGTCGCTCAAGAGGTGGCTCAAGAGATGGGACGGGCTCCACAAGCTGGATTCTTACCTCAAGCATTGATTGACTTAATGACACCTAACAACGTGACCGAAGCCGAGTTGCAAGAGGTCGCGTATATCCGCGGACACTTCCCGATGGGAACGCCTATCGAGAACTTCCCGGCGAATTACTGGGACATGATCGTTGCGAATTGGGACGCGACGCTGGACGTCATTCAAAACCAAGTCCGGAAAGATCCAGAATTACCCCTTCACGGTGTAGGTTTCGGGAATTAGAAATCATAGCAAAATATAACAAGGAGTATCTATGAAAGATAAAACTATTAAAATCGATTTGTCGAAAATTGCAAATACAGCTTTACAAGAAAAGGTTGACAAAGAACTTGAAAAAGTCCTTGAGAATATTCTGGACCTCAATACAGAGGCTAAAACAACCCGTAAGGTTACGATCACACTAACGATGTCAACTGACGATGAACGAACTGTTGTAAATACAGGTATTGAAGTTAAATCCACTTTGGCACCGCAGAAAGGTGTCGCAACAACTGTTATTGTCGGTCGCGACGACAATGGTAAAATTCACGCTAACGAGCTCAAAAGTGGTATTCCGGGTCAAACTTACTTTGATGATAACGGAGACATGAGAACCGACACTGGCGAACTCATCGAAAAGATTGAAAAACAAAGTACAAATATCATTGATTACAACAAAAAGAAAGCGGGTAACTAACCATGACGGAAAATCTCAAAGAAGCATTATCTTACACAGTCGAACTAGCGGGTAAAGAAAACAAAATCATTCGTTCAGGAACTGGGAAGGAATATTTTGATGGCAATAAATATAGCTTACAGGAACTTAACCCTCGTAAGTACGCACCTATCCTTGAGCTTCAGACACTCAAGAGTCTTGTCGATTATCTCAAATCAGATAATGACTTAATCGGTAGTCGTAAACTTGTAGTTGTCGTGGACAGTTTCCGAGAAGTATCTGTATATGACCAAGTTGATTTTGAAAATGGTAAACGTCCTCAGCTTGTGTCTGCAAGAGCATCTGTCCCAGTTATTCCATTCAGCAATTGGCGCGACCAAGAAGAATTTAATATTATGTTGCAGTCTATGTTTATCGATGATGCAGACCGCAATTTGGTCTTGGATTTTGCTAGTCATTTAAAAATCGAAAAAGGCGCAGAAGTACAGGACAATGGCATCAGTCAGATGGCGACGGTTCGCGATGGTGTAGCAAGTCTAGCACAAGCTAAGACTCCAAATCCAGTGACCTTGCGTCCATATCGTACTTTCAATGAAGTAGAGCAGCCTGCTAGTCAATTCGTCTTCCGAATCAACAAATCGGCGAACCTTGCGCTCTTCGAAGCAGATGGCGGTAAATGGAAATTAGAAGCCGTCGAAAGCATCGCGAATTATTTAAAAAATGAACTCGCTAGCAACAAAAAAATTACTATTTTAGCTTAAAGGAGAAAATTATCATGACACAACAACAATTTAATAACAACTTTGAACGTGAATTTGGCTGGGACGACACAATCCAAAAGGACTCCGAATTTGTCCTTCTACCAGATGGCCTATACTGGTTCACAGTTAAAGAATACGAGCGCGGACGTCACACGCCAAACCCTCAGAATCCCGGCAAGTTGCCAGCTTGTCCTAAAGCGACAGTACACCTTACTATCGTAGCGAATGAAGGCGAAACAGAACTCCGTCATAACTTATTCTTACACAGTTCAACCGAGGGAATGTTATCAGCGTTCTTTGGAGCGATCGGGCAAAAACGTAAAGGTGAGCCCCTTCGTATGGATTGGAACGCGATTATCGGAAAAGTCGGAGTATGTAAGGTTGGATCTCGCGAGTACAACGGCAACAAGTACAACGAAGTAAAAGGTATGATCTACGCCGAAGACGTTGACTATACAAAAGTATTGAACGCACAACCGGGACAATACCAACAACAACCAGCGCCACAGTATCAACAACCGCAACAACCAGCACAGGGAGGCTTCACAGGAGGGCCGTTCTAATAAGGAGGTTCTAAAGTATGGAGTTAAGACCCTACCAGCAAGAGGCACGGGAAGCCGTTCAGAAGGAGTGGCTAGAAGGGCGAAAACGTACCCTTCTAGTCCTTCCGACTGGGACGGGGAAAACCGTCGTATTCTCAAAGATCATTGAAGATCAAGTCCGAGAAGGGAAGCGCGTGTTAGTGCTCGCTCACAGATCCGAGTTATTGGATCAAGCGAGCGACAAGCTCAAGACCGCGACGGGACTCGGTACGGCGCTAGAAAAGGCTGAAAGTACGTCAATAGGTTCTTGGTATCGCGTTGTCGTTGGATCTGTCCAAACCATGCAACGGGAGAAACGTTTAAGTCAATTCCCGCCCGACTGGTTCGACGTGATCGTGGTCGACGAGGCGCACCATGCGATATCTGACGGGTATCAGAAAGTACTGGGTTATTTCAAAGACGCGGAAGTCCTCGGGGTTACAGCGACTCCCGACCGCGGGGATATGAAAAATCTCGGTTCGTACTTTAACAGCTTGGCTTATGAGTATTCACTCGTACAGGCTATCAAAGAAGGTTATCTTTCCAAAATTAAAGCTCTAACGATTCCGATCGATCTCGATCTCTCGAGCGTGTCAATGTCAGCGGGTGATTTTAAAGCGAGCGACGTCGGAACGGCACTCGATCCGTACCTAGTACAGATCGCTGACGAAATGGCCAAGTATTGCAAGGATAAGAAAACAGTCGTCTTTCTTCCACTGGTCAAGACAAGCCAAAAATTCCGCGATATCTTAAACGAGCGAGGCTTTAAAGCAGCCGAAGTAAACGGCGAATCGAAAGACCGGGCAGAAGTGCTCGAGGACTTTGAAAAGGGACGATATAACGTTCTATGCAATTCGATGTTACTAACTGAAGGCTGGGATTGCCCTTCAGTCGATTGCGTGGTGGTATTAAGACCGACAAAAGTCCGGGCGCTCTATTCTCAAATGGTGGGACGTGGGACGCGTCTTTTCCCCGGGAAAGAAGAGCTTCTTCTTCTCGATTTCTTATGGCACACGGAACGGCATGAGCTATGTCGCCCGGCTCACTTGATAAGTGAGAGCCCGGAAGTGACTAAAAAAATGGTCGAGAATATGGAAGAAGAAACGGGCGTCGTGATTGACCTTGAACAGATGGAAGTCAAGAGCACTGAAGACGTCGTCGCAGAACGTGAAGAAGCCCTTGCGAAACAGCTCGCAGAAATGCGGAAACGCAAGAGAAAGCTCGTCGATCCGCTTCAATTCGAAATGTCAATCCATGCGGAAGATCTCTCGAGCTATGTCCCTAATTTTGGTTGGGAAATGGCCCCACCGTCTGAAAAACAACTCAAGGCCCTCGAGAAGTACGGTATTTTTACCGACGAAGTGGGCAATGCTGGAAAAGCGAATCTCTTACTTGATCGATTACACAAGCGCCAAAGTGAAGGCCTCACGACGCCGAAGCAGATCCGATTTCTTGAGAGTCGAGGCTTCCGCAATGTCGGAATGTGGAGCTTTGAGAGCGCTCGAAGCATGATTGATCGAATCGCAGCGAACGGGTGGAGAATACCGCCACAAATCAAAGCGAGCGAATATGTACCGAACTAAACAATAAGGAGAAAAACAATGAAAACTAACAAATTAACACTTTTGACAGTCGCAACTATCGCGACAGCTACACTGGGGATTAAGGGAGTAAATGCCGATGAGTCTGATAGAGGAATCACGCCAGAGACAACAACAATTACAGCAAACCAAGGCGGAGAAACAAGCGGAACTGAATCAACTATTCCAGCAACGGAAGCAGATCAACCAGCAGATTCTAACAATGACGCGGGAACAGGAAGCGCTGAAGCTAAGAATAACGAACGAGAAGGACTTCCAACAACTTTTGAAAAGAGCGGGAATGTGATTGAAGTCAAAAATCCGGAAGTCGTTGTCGATCAGTCAAACGGTACAGGGAAGTATCAACCCTTCAGCGTGGAATATAAGAACGTCCACTTCCCCGACGATCTCGAGATCAACGAAGGCGATAAGGTAACGTTCACGCTTCCTAAAGAAGTAGCATTTCAAACTAGCTTCACGTTTGACGTACACAATCCAGAAAATGCCGTCGTCGGTCAAGCTACCGCGGACAGCCAAGCCGGGACAGTAACAACCGTATTTAACGACTATTTCAAGAATCACCCTCTAAACAAGCAAATGAGCCTTAAAATGGACGCAAAATGGACTGATAAAGTCCAAAGCGGGCAGCCCGTGAGCGCAAACTTTAATGGCACAGTCGTAACGGCTCAAATCGGCAAAGAGCAAGTGATTGGAAAAGATGAGCTCCTTTCTAAGTGGGGGAGTCAAGATGAAAATGACCCGACGGTTATCAACTGGACTGTACGCGTCAATTATGCACGCAAAGTCCTAAACTATGTGAAAATCATTGACGAAATGAGCGAAAACCAAAAACTAATTGATAACTATTTTGAAATCAAGAATATTGAAAGCGTAGATCCTTGGATCGATAAAGGATCTGCTATGGATCTCGTGAAAACTATTAGTAAGTCAGATCATGGCTTCACAATCACAATGGATCGTCTCGATCATATGATCTATCTAAATTACAAGACTAAATTGATTAATGCCGTTAAGGACTCAACAAACCCGACGAATAAAGTCGAGCTCAAAGCCGAAACAGATGGAGCTACTTCATATAGCTATGTTCAACTCGTCGGAGGCAAGGGCGACGCGTCTGGAGAAAATAAACCCGCTCCAGTCTTTGAAATTCCGAAAGAATCTCCGAAAGTAGAGATCCCAGAGTTTGAAGGTGGGATCCCGGGAATCCCAGAAGTACGTGAAAAACCAGAATACACAGAGCCGATCGGCACAGTACCCGGTGACGCTCCAGTTTTAGATAAACCAGAATGGACAGGCGGTACAGTACCGTTTGACGCGCCACAGCTTGACAAGCCCGAGTGGCAAGGCGGGGTGACACCTCCAGACGCTCCAGTATTGGACAAACCGGAACTTGTGATCGATATTCCAGATCCAAAACGTGACGAACCAAAACCACAGCAAAAACAAGACAAGCCAAAAACGCCAGCGCCAAAAGAAACACCGAAAGCCGAAGAAGTGAAAATCACTAATCGCGTGGAAAATCACGCGGAAAGCACGCGAAACGAATCTGAAGAAGTTAAAGCGTACAGCGCGCCGGCAAAACTCCCTAATACGGGATCAGATTTCGGAATCGCGATCAGCCTCCTCGGACTATTGGGATTGAGCCTCGGAGTCGCTGGAATTGCAGCAAAGAAAGAAAACTAAAAAAAGAATAGAGGGGACTAATGGAACGAGAATTTGACCTACTACCACTTTTAGACTATATAGACCCCTCGATTTTATCTTATCAAGAGTGGATCAACGTCGGAATGGCCTTAAAGCACGAAGGGTACACGGCTTCCGATTGGGATAATTGGTCCTTACGAGATCCGGCTCGGTATCGTAAATTTGAATGTTTCAAGAAATGGGACACCTTCAACGAGGAAGCGGGTTCCATTGTTACGGGCGGTACAATCGTACAACTCGCGAAAGATCACGGCTGGGTCAATCCATACTCAAGCGATAGTGAGGGAGCCCATGAACTCGATTGGAACGATACCATCGATCGAGACTATCGCGTCATTGATAAGAACTGGATCGAGGGGAAAGAGATTCACGAGCCTACAAACTGGAATCCGGTGCAAGAGATTATCAAGTACCTCGAGGCCTTGTTTGAATCGTCCGAAAATGTCGGTTATGTTACGGAAAGCTATCCAAAAGTAAACGACGAAACGGGCGAAATAGAGAAATGGCTTCCGACTAAGGGAGCGTATGACCGGACCGCCGGACAACTGATCGAGCAATTATCCAAGTGTAACGGCGATATTGGGGCAGTCCTCGGGGACTATCACAAGGAAGCGGGCGCGTGGATCCGATTCAATCCGTTAGACGGTAAGGGAGCCAAAAACGAGAACGTAACAGATTATCGTTACGCGCTGGTTGAATCGGACAGCATGAGCGTTGAAAAACAAAACGCGATCTATAAAGAGCTGGAATTGCCGATCGTAGCCCTTGTTTATAGTGGGAATAAGTCCTTACACGCTATCGTGAAAGTGGACGCGGGCAATTATGACGAGTACAGAAAGCGCGTTGACTATCTATATAAGATATGCCAAAAGAACGGGATATCAGTCGATACGCAAAACCGCAATCCGTCGCGCTTGTCCCGTATGCCCGGTTTTGAGCGAAACGGCCAGAAACAATTCTTAGTTGATACGAATATCGGGAAGCGCAACTGGGAAGAGTGGTACCAGTATATCGAGGACTTAAACGATGATCTACCAGATCCGGAAGGGCTGGGGGATAGCTGGGACAACCTCCCAGAGCTCGCACCCGAGCTGATCGAAGGAGTCCTTCGCCAAGGGCACAAAATGCTGATCGCTGGGCCGTCAAAAGCTGGGAAGTCATTCAGTCTTATCGAAATGTCAATCGCGATTGCAGAGGGCAAGAAATGGCTTGAATGGAATTGTACGCAAGGTAAGGTCCTATATGTCAATCTCGAGCTAGACCGCGCGTCATGTCTCCACAGGTTCCGCGATGTGTACGAAGCGATGGGGCTTCGACCAAACAATCTCCAAAACATCGATATATGGAACTTGCGCGGTAAGACCGTACCGATGGACAAACTAGCTCCGAAATTGATCCGCCGATCGCTCAAAAAGAACTATATAGCCGTCATTATTGACCCGATCTATAAAGTCTTGACGGGTGACGAAAACAGCGCGGATCAGATGGCGCACTTTACAAATCAGTTCGATAAAGTAGCGACAGAGCTCGGCTGCTCGGTAATCTATTGCCACCACCACTCAAAAGGTGCTCAAGGGGGCAAGAAATCAATGGACCGGGCCAGCGGTTCGGGCGTATTCGCTCGAGATCCAGACGCGTTGATCGACTTGGTAGAGTTGGACGTCACAGAGGAGCTATTTACTCAACGGATAAACCACACGGCTACTCGAATATATAAAGAGGCGCTGCAAACGTGCAACCTTGGATATTACCAAGAGGAAGTAAGCCTCGACGATCTCCAAAGTCCAGCAATCATGCGGACACACTTCGAACAAGCAATTCCAAACGTGCTCGATCGGAAGCCTTGGACGGACAAGATCGAACAAGCCCGTCGAGCGATCGAAATTTCGACAGCGTGGCGCGTGGAAGGAACGCTTCGGGAGTTTGCCAAGTTCAAGCCTGTCAATATGTGGTTTTCTTATCCAGTACATTTTCTGGACGATTCGGGAGTTTTGGCTGATATTAAGCTGGACGATGATAAGCCGGGTTGGTTGAAAGCTAAAGAAACTCGCAAAAAGAACGCAAAGGAAGACAAAAAGCAAAAGCTGATAGAGTTTGACGAAGCTGTCGAAAATGCGAATTTTGGTGAACCACCATCGAAAGAAGAGGTAGCTGAATATTTAGGAATTTCTGTAAAAACAGTTACTCGCAGATTAAATTCATCTAAAAAATATTGGTTCGATAAGAACTCAAATTTGATAAAAGAAAAAGGACAAGACCATAAAAACGTGGTCGTGTCCGAATAAGACAGCACCATTAATTTATGGTTGTGTCTTTGTCCTAAAAGGACAGACAAGACCATAAAAACGTGGTCGT